GTTACTACTCCAATAGCTACTGTAGTGCCCCCTAACGTGTCTTTAGATCCTACTGATTTACCTTTGGAAAATAAGCCTACGGATCTAGCTGACTTTGAGGAAGCAGTACAGATAACAAACCCAACTGTTCCTGACTGGAAGATACTTTATCCTGAAGCTACACAAGCACCTCCCGAACAGTCACCCGCTGAGTTAACGGGAGATCCTAGATACGGGGGCATGTGGATATGGGACTCAGCTAGTGGTACGTATAGGCCAGAACATGGCCCCGAACAAGTACAGACGACGCCCCCTGCTGCGACTTCTGAAGGTAGCTCATTAGTTCAGGACATACTGGCTACAATACCAATAGTGACTCAGACTCCAGTGGTTACTCCTGTCTTTACACCAACAGTAGATCCTATTGTAGAAGAAGAAATAGTAGAAGATATTTTTACTAGTACCATTGATGATTCAACAAGTATGCTTGACAATTTACTTGCTGATATAGATTTAGATTTGTCCGGTGGGATTATGGGGCCACAGGGTGAACAAGGGCTTCAAGGGCTCCAAGGTGAACAAGGGCTTCAAGGGCTCCAAGGTGAACAGGGCCTAAAAGGGGATACTGGGGCGCAGGGTGCTGAAGGTGCTCAAGGTGCTCAGGGGGCTAAGGGTGATACTGGTGCTCAAGGCACAGGAAGTGGTATGGGGTTTGGCATGCTTGCTTCTCAACAAAAGACTGATACACCTAAAACCCCATGGAAAATAGACTTAGGTTTTAGCCCAGAAGAATTAAAATTAGCGCGGCAGTTTGCCATTACGAGACGATAACTAAATGACTTACTTAGAATTGGTTAATGCTGTGCTACGGCGCTTACGTGTAGATCAAGTAAACTCCGTTGCTGAGACTGATTACTCCCTTCTTATTGGGGACTTTATTAATGACGCTAAGGCAGACGTTGAGGTTGCATGGGACTGGTCTGCTTTACGTACCACCCTGACTGTTAGTACTACAGCCTCTATCTTTAATTATGCTTTAACCGGTAGTCAGAACAATATAAAAGTACTTGACGTTATTAATGATACGTCTAATTCTTTTATGCAGTACAGGGATTCTCATTGGATGAATAATGTATTCTTGAACAGTGACCCAGCAGTGGGCATACCTCACTACTACAGCTTTAATGGTGTAGACGTTAATGGGGATACTTTAGTTGATGTCTATCCTATCCCTGAAGGTGCTTATGAGCTTAGGTTTAACGTTATCCTAAGAAACCCTGAATTGGTTTTAGACACTGATTCTTTGCTTATTCCCTCTAAGCCTATTATTCATTTAGCATTGGCATTAGCCGCCAGAGAAAGGGGAGAGACTGGTGGAACTACTACACCGGAGTACTTTGCTGTAGCTGACCGTTACCTTGCGAATGCTGTTGCAATGGACGCAAACAAACACCCAGAAGAACTTATCTTTAGGGAAGTGTAATGGCTAATCCTCTACAAAGTATTAACATAGCAGCTCCCGGCTTTAAGGGGCTTAATACTCAAGACTCCCCTATTGGTCTTGACCCTTCCTTTTGTTCCATAGCTAATAACTGTGTAATAGATCAGTACGGTAGGATAGGGGCACGTAAAGGGCGTGAGGCAGTCACTGTAGACGCTACGCCCTTAGGTGCCAGTGTAGGCACCACTAAGATAAAAGAGTACATAAGCCCTACCGGTGTGTCTACTGTGTTCTCTACGGGTAACAATAAGATCTTTACTGGCACTACAGCCTTAACTGATGTTACGCCAGTAGGCTATGTACCGACTGGAGACAACTGGAAGATAGTAAACTTTAATTATCATTGTTACTTCTTTCAAAGAGGGCATGCTCCTTTACTTTACTCTGACCATGACGGTGATTTAACTGAAATAGACGACCACCCTCACTCCACTGGTACGGCTCCGGAAGGTAATGAAGTATTGGCTGCCTTTGGTAGACTGTGGGTAGCGGACATTACTGGGAACACTTCAACTATTTATTGGTCTGATTTACTGGACGGTGCTGGGTGGACTGGTGGCTCTACGGGGTCTATTGATATAACTAGAGTATGGCCCACAGGTT